GACATGTTAATCACCTCAAATAAAGATAACCGCCAGCCCAACCTGTAAAGAGTGGGTTATGTAACTTTTCACGATCTTTGATAATTCTTAGATCGAATCTTACATATTTTGCGGGAGAATTGTAAGAAGCAGGTTTATAAACTTCACCTGTATTCTTATCAACAAAAGAATGAACACTTCCTTCACGCCATTCATTACGATCTTGGAATGTATCAAACTCACGTTGCATGATCTTGTAATACTTACGACCATTCTTTATAACAAAGTTGGTAAGATTAGCAGTACCATTGTTTATACTTTCTAACTGCTGTTTTGACCAGTCAGATGTATAATTTTGGTGCATCCTTACACTATGTTGTTTATAATTTTCGGTCAAAGAATCACAATAAGTTTTAGTCCATTCTAAAACTCTTTCAGGTAATGTTGTTTGTGACATAAAAGAATTTTTGTAATGCTTACACTATAAGGACACTTTACTCGCTTCAGTTACCATAAAGTTATCATAAAAGAGTTCTTCTAACTTATATGCTTCACATTCACGAGAATTGTTATCACTTATGCCCCTAATATCCTGAATACAATGTACTAACTCGTGAAATATTGTCTTTATGTATTCATCTTCATCCAAATTTGCATCAATATGTAACAAAAACTCATCATCATTCTTCTCTTGCCAACCTTTTACATTATCATCAGTTAGGTCGCAATGATATAACTCTACAACGTAATTTGCAATTTCAGGATAACATTTAGTCTCGAAGTAATTATATACTTCTCTTGCTAAATTAGAATCAGTATATGCACCAGAAAAACAAATTGACATAATTAATCTCTAACCTTTAAGAAGTTATTCTTAGAAAATACATCTCTATCAACTATCTTAAATGTACCATAATCATTAGAAATAACATAACCTTCATGGTCACATTCTTCATCATTAATATAACATTCAATGTCATCATCTCTCTCAATAAATGAGAACAAATCCCACTTCATTGACCTGACTAATTGCCATAAACGCAAGACGTTTACATCTATTTCATTATCACTTGCAAGTGCATCTAATGTTAAATCATCTATCTCTATTTCTTCACGAATACATGTATTTAATTGCTTCTTAATTCGTGTTACTTGTTTATCATTAGGGAACTCACATAAAGTTGCAATTTGTCTTGCAAAATTGCATCTATCAATCATACTATCTCTATCTTCCTTAAGTGTTACTTCAGGTTGAACAAACTTGCAGTTAAGTGTATCAATCAAAGTGAAATCCATAGGAACTGCAACTGCATCCCTTAAATCTTTCTTTGCAAAATATACAGTATGAGGTGCAATTACGATTTCTTGAAAAACTTTATCTGGGAAATCGTATCTGATGGTATTAGGATTGAAACTATCAGTGCCACCACAACCGAGGTAATCACCTTGGTAGATATTATCTGTAAAAGGAAGATTATCAAGACAGAGATGCAAAATATCTGCCACTTTTCCTTTATGGTTTCTATCAACATCTGCATGGTTATGGTTGATTTTGATGAGTTTTTTGTTGAAGACACTTTTAGTTCCTACGAAGAATTTATTATTTGCTGGATTAGTTCCCCAAACTATTGCTGGAGAACCATCAATCTTTACTGATATGTGACTATCAGCAGTAAACCAATTTAACACACTTAAATCACCATTAAGAATGGAATCTTCAGGGTGTTCGATATGTTTATTTTTCATAATAATAACCTCATAATAACATAAAAAAGGGGATATTACAACCCCCTAAGTAACAATTAAGCAAGCACACCTGCTAACTTTAATCCTTCTTTTACACCTGCTTCTAGTAATAGAAGAGGAAGAAGTATTAACGAAAATCCATCACGAGGATAATCTTTTAGCAGAGACTTAACATTTTTTGTCTCAACTTTAGGAGTTTCTGTTACAGTTTCAGTCACTTTTTTCACCTTTGGTTGTGTAACTTTATTTACACGATTAAGAGGTGGAGTTGTAACTTTCTTAACAGATATAGTAGACTCCTTGATACTTTTGGGTGCAGATTTAGCAGTTTTAGATGCTGATGAACGTCTGCGAGTTGCCATAAGTTTTCAATAATATAGAAAAAATTGAGAGACAGGACTTATGTTCCGTTACATGAGGATTACTAACTCTTAGAGTGTTGTCCCGATCTCAGGATGCCTGACCCCTCACTATAAGGACACTTTACTCGCTTCAGTTAGTATTATAAAAACTCTTCAAGTGTTCCCCTTACTTCACCTATTCTGTTTTTTATTAAGTTACCATAATCCTCGTGCAATTCGCACCCTATGTAATACCTTCCTAAGTTTTTTGCAACCATAGCAGTAGTTCCAGATCCCATAAATGGGTCAAGAATTATATCATTTTGTTGACTCCCTGCTAATATACATGGTTCAATTAAATCAGGTGGAAAAGTAGCAAAATGACTGCCCTTATATGGTTTGTTTGTTATACTCCAGACAGATCGTTTATTCTTTTTTGGATATGATTTTGTAAGACCCGAATGTGGTTGTAATCCTGTTCCTTTGTTGTGATACTTTCCTTTGGATCTATCTCTGGTTCCCCAATCTTTTGCTGGTTCTTTGATTGCTTCATTGTCATAATAGTATTTCTTATTCTTACTTAGTAAGAACAAATATTCATGGGATTTAGTGCATCTATCTTTCACACTTTCTGGCATAGGATTAGGTTTATGCCAAATTATATCCTGACGTAAATACCAACCGTCAGATCTTAGTGCAAACGCTAACATCCAAGGGATGCCAATTAGATCCTTTTCTTTATAATTAGTGAGTCTATTTGATCTCTTTGGACTAACAGTTGGTAAGTCCTGATTAGTCTTACTAAGTGTTTGTTTGACGTATGCTTTTCCAGGTCGATAGTTATAATAACTATCACCAATATTCAAGAATAATACACCATCATCATGTAGTATATTCTTTACATCATCAAACACATTTACCATTTCCTGAATATATTCTTCAGGTGTATTCTCTTGTCCTATTTGATTACTTTCATCACCATAATTACGCAGTCCGTAATAAGGTGGAGATGTAACACACATCTGCACTTTTACATTTTCATCATGTAATTGTTTCAATGATTGTCTACAATCACCAAATAGAATAGCATCCTTCATTATGCAATAGCAGATAAAATTGGGTTTGGTTGTTGTACTGTGCCAGTACGATTAGTGGCATAAGATGATATTCTTTCTTTCATTAGTTTGTTATAATTAGGATCAAGTTCGCACCCTAAGTAATTACGTTTATTCAACATTGATGCAATAGCAGTAGATCCACTACCCATGAATATGTCTAAGACAGTATCACCTTCATTTGAATATGCTCTCACCATTCTTGACAGTATATCCAAGTTTTTAGTAGTAGGATGCCAACCACAATGATCCTTACTTGCTGTATGATTATTCTTTTCCCATACACATGTAGGTATAGTTCCCTGAGTATAATCTTTACCAGTTCTTAGATTTCTTTTTACTTTACGATCTACTCTTATGTTATCACTATTGAATAGAAACTTATCACCCTTTGAGTAACACCATGCGTACTCATGTTTACGAGCAAAGTTATTCTTACTTCTTCCACCCCAATTATAACTCCAAACGATCTCATTCTGAGATACTAAGTTATTATATAAACCCAACAATAATTTATACTTTAGAAATGTATCAGTCTTGAGAGTACCCCACACTATCATCATACGATTAGGTTTGAGTACACGAACTAACTCTGTAGTCCATGTATTGCACCATTTGAGATAGTCTCTCTCAGTCTTCCATTGTTTATCCCAACCCTTGCCACCATCAAATGATATATTGTATGGTGGATCAGTTATAATAAGATCAATAGAATTATCATCAAGTGTTTTCAAATACTTGATGCAGTCCATTTGTTGTATGTTGTTGAGTTTCTTCTTCATACTATTCTGTCTATTGGTTTCATAAATGGAAAATCACTTGGTTTACCCTGTAAAAAGAATGTGCCAGAGTTTACACTCTTGCCACCATGCTGATTATGGACGAAGTTTCCATCTTCATCTTGTTTTTGCACGAAGTCGCACACTTCTTTCTTAGTAGATGCAAACAAGTCTATTCTATCAGGATACATTGCAAGAAATACCATCATATCATAGTCTTGTGCTGGTCTTATTTGTTGCCATCTAAACACCTCCTCGTGACCTTC